ACTTCAAGCCGAGCTTCGGTTCGTCTGACGGTGCTGACGCTGGTAAGTCCGCCGCCTCATCCTTCGAAAGCTCTGCCGGTGACGATGACGACGAATCGCTGTCGTTCTTCAAGAAGCTCGCCAACGACGACTAAGACGACCGCTAAACTGACACGATCAAGCCGGGATGAAATATTCCCGGCTTTTTTCGTTTTAGGATTGACTTAGGATGATAGTTCAAATAATCATCAACCCAACATCAAAATCAACCCAATCAAAAGGAAACGATTATGACCGCTGTAAAGAAGCCTGCCACCAAGAAGAAGCCAAACCTTCTCGTCAAGCGCGAATCGAAGCTCGTCGCTGCACTGAAGACCGGCGTTTCCGGTTACGCTCTTATCCGCTAATCGGAGCACATCCATTGACACTCTTTGAACCAAAGCCCCTCGTCTATGCCATCGGCGACATCCACGGATGCCTGTCCGAACTGAAGCAGATGCACGAGTTCATCGACCGCCACATCAAGCCCGAGGACATAATCGTCTACATCGGGGATTACATCGACCGTGGTCCCGATTCGAAAGGCGTCGTTGATCTGTTGATAGAACGCCAGAAGACCATCTCGAATCCGCAAGTCCACCTCTTGGGCAACCATGAGGACATGATGATGGAGGGAAACTACTGGATGGTGAACGGCGGGGCGGAAGCCATCAAGTCCTATGGTCTTGACCCCTATGACCATGGCATTGAAAGCCGGTTCTTTCAGGACTTATGCCCGCGCGACCATCAGGAGTTCTACGCCGAACTTCGCTATCATGTGTTGATAGGCAAGACCGTCTTCGTCCATGCCGCCATCGACCCGTCGTACGATCTGGACAACCAAGCCGACCATACCAAGCTTTGGGTGCGGCATTTCGACGCCTACAAGGGCGACTATGTTGGCGGCTATACCGTCGTTCGCGGTCACACCCCAACCACCGAGGTTATCGAACGGACAAATCAAATAATGATTGACACCGGTTGTGTCTTCGGCAACAAGCTGACATGCCTGATCATCGATCCGAACAATCCGGAAGATCGATCCTTCCATCAGGTCAAGTCCGAACAGCCCAAGTGGTAATAAGGAGGTATTCAGAATGACCGACCGTGAACAACTGTGCTGCGACTGTACCGAACCGTTTCATCATGTGGTCTTTGACTACGACGAAGAATATGGATCGCTCCTGATCTACCAGCAGATGGATCACTATCTGCCATGGCACCAGCGCCTTTGGGTTGCTCTCGACTACTTTCTTGGTCGCGATAAGGACCGCGTCCAGTACACCGAAGTCGTGCTGGACAAGGACAATCACAATGAATCGGTCCGGACCATCCGCGATATGCTCAATAAGGTTCTTGGGGAATAAATTTAAAAATTCCCCTTGACGCCAGCATTATTCAAAGTTACATATAGTGCATACCGAAAAAACAAAAAAAGCGAGTTGACTGTGATTTTGAATAGCAAGCCAACGATTTTCCTTGACAGCGACGGCGTTTGTGCCGATTTCGATGCTCTCTATGAAGCCGAGTTCGGGCATGCCCCGAACGCTGTCCACGACGACCAGATGTGGGCGAACATCAACGCCCACGGCAGCTTCTTCAGCAGCTTGCCCCTGATCGACGGCACTCTTGAATTCATCAAGAAGTTCCAGAAAACCCACAACATCGTCATCCTGACTGCCTGCCCGAAGAGCGACTATCAAAGAGCTGCGACTCAGAAGAAAGCATGGTTCAAGACCATCGTTGATCCTGACTTGATCGTCCTGCCCGTCCTTGGCGGCAAGAATAAATACCTGTTCATGCAGAAGCCCGGTGACGTGCTGATCGATGACTTCGCCAAGAACATTGCGCCTTGGAATGAAGCAGGCGGCTTCGGTATCGTCCATACTGACTGGGCGACCACGACCGAAGCTCTCGCCAAGTACCTCGCCGTCTAAGCTTCCCAAGATAAGATTTAATGACTCACATTACCCCTTTCCGTGAGAAAGGCTGCTTGACGGGCGGTTGCGCGTCTTGCGGTCTTTGTTTTTCCTCATCCCAAGACATTAAAGAAAAAGTTGTTATGAATACGAAATATGTACAGCCACAACAGGTGGCTAACGATGCCCTGCATTCGCTTGGCATGATCATTGACGAATCACAAGGACGGGATGCGATCCACCTTGCCGTTGAAAACGTCGTGGCGGCTGAAAAGCTGTTTCCCGGTCAACATATCGGCTTTGTCGATGGTGGCGTTGGGGCGACCGCTTCCGAGCTTGTCGGGATTGTCGATCCGTTCCTGAGTGGTCCGGTCTATCCCGGTCAACGCTTCTGGCTGGTCGTTTATCCGCGCAAGATCACCTCGCTTCGCCACGTTTGGGAACACCCGGCATTTCCGTCTGCCGACGCAACAAAGCCGGTGGAAGACGAAACCCCGGTGCTCCTGTTTGAAGCAATAGTCAATCCGCCGACGCCCCCGGAACAGTCATCCGAAGAATGGCTTCGCGGCTACGCTGCTTCCATTCGCGAATCCTACGATGACCTGATGGAGGCGGCTCGTGATTGGGTTGACTCGATGAATTCTCCGAACAGTTGGGGTGCCTATTATTCGAAGGAAAAATTCGAAGGTGAGTATCTTCCCGAAGAGTTTTGGGAACACTACCAGAACGTGACCGGGGAAGTCCTTGCCGATTATCAAAAAGGCTCGTTCTTTACCTGCTCCTGCTAATATAAGGAAATATTGAAATGATGACCTACGATATTAACGAAGCCCTTGAGTACATCGCGGGCGCAACCCATGCCATCGGCGCATTCGATGAGGAAACCGGGGAAATAGTCGAAGTCTTCTTCTTCTCGCACTTCCCGACCGAAGAAGACTTCGACAACCTTGCCGAATATATTGACGACGAAGACGACCTCCTTGGGGACGGCGGCAATTACGTCATCCAACTGGTCAATCCGGAAGACTTTCCCGATCTGAAGAAGGCGGTTGCCGAAGGCATGTCATCGCAGAAGCGAACCCTCAACTGATGAGTGACGAACCGAACCTCTACAAGGAAAACTACGACCTACGTAAGCAGGTTGACAGCCTTCAGGCTAAACTCGATACTCGGGAGCACCACGTCTTCCTCTTGGCGGAAGCGATCACCGAAGCCGCTCATGATGCTGGTATCATTGCCGATCCAAAAGCCGACCTGTCCGGACCGCAATTGATGCTGGTCATCGCCGACATGGCTGAATGCATCAAGTCGCAGAGGACCGCAACGAAAGTCAAAATTTGGACTGCGATCACCGATGGCGGGGACGGCGAACATCACTCCCATACCTACAAGTCGAAGCAAGAAATGATCGATGATCTTGAGCTAACCGATGTCAACGACTACGGTAATGGCGACGGCTATGGAATGGACAACTACGGCTATATGGTCGAATTCGAATGGACGATCTTCGACACCGATGGCTACGAAGTAATAGAATAAGGAACATTTGAACTTGCTAATATACCAGTTTTATGACGAATTCGAAGACCTGACCGAGAACCGGCAGGTTGAGGGTCTGAAGGCACTGTTCGCCGAAATCGAGCGCGACCCTCAACAGTACGAAGACATCATCCTTGAATTGTCGGACCTTGCTATCGAAGCGGAAATTTCCGAAAACGAGGATCATCTGGAGAACGTTCGCAACCTGTTCGATGCGATCTATGACGATCTGGAAAGCCCGCTGATCTACGACATCCTTGAAATCACATCGGATGCCGAGGCTGACGATTACTTCGGGACAGAAGGTCTCGACATTTAATTCAAAAATTCCTCTCAATATTTGAAAATAAGCTTGACTTTCCACTACTATATAAGTACAATACAAAAATCGAAACGGGGAGACCCAACCTTCCCGGATCGGTTTTCCAAGTCGCATTCAGCACTCAAATTTCTTTCATATAGAAAACAAGCGCGACTTGGAAAACCGATCAGTTTATCAAGACACTAACAGCAAATATCCTTTGTTTCACCATATCGCAGACAAAAAGAATGGTGTCTTGATAAGCTGATCGACCGACGAAGTTCTTAGTCGTTCCCTCTTAGCTCAACGGTAGAGCAACTGACTGTTAATCAGTAGGTTCCCTGTTCGAATCAGGGAGAGGGAGCCACTAAGAACTTCTTTTTAATCTGGTGCGGGTTGGACTGGAGGTTGGTTCCAGCACGGTTTCATACGCCGAACACACAGGTTCAAATCCTGTACCCGCAACCATTTCATTTTCACAAGGACATTTTATGAGAAGTAAATCTCTTGGCATCGACCTTGATCGTGCCACGCCGACTGGCGTTCCATTTCAGGTTCCGGCGGAAGGTCGCCGTTCCGTATCAATATCACCGAATGGTCAGGTGACCTTTAACGCTACACTTGTCTTAAATGAAGACAAGGTCGAATATCACGAAGAAACGTTCCATCTCGACACCGACGAAGGGTTCGCCCGCTTCGTTGAACTGATTACCGAAAGCGCAGTCCATGCCAAGGTTCGCGAGATCAAGAAAACCCTGTACATAGGATGATCATATCCGACAAGGAATTGATCCGGACATACAAAGGAACGTGTTCCGACTGTGGTTCGGAAGTGAATCATTATTGCTGCAACGCCGACCTAGTAGCCAAGAGACCAGAAGCTGACGATTGGGATTGGTGGACGGCATGCAGCAACGAACAGTGCAAGAACCATTACGGGGAAGGCATCTTCCAAAACCGTCCTGATTGGGATAGAAGGGAACCAAAATGATCGACTCGTTCAATTACGTCTTCTCTACCTACACTCATCCAAGCCGTCACTATCACGATATCGGACACCTCTATAGCATGCTCAATTGGGCATACCTGTTTGGTGATCCGAATCAGACCCGGGAAGCAGATGGTAAGATTCTGAAGCGCGAGCTGTACGATGCGATCATGTTTCATGACTACGTCTACGCCATGGT